TTAGAGGGCCAAATTAAGCTGATCCCTCCCATAGTGCGAAGCGGGGAAAGCATCGGATGGAATGAAATCAGCTGGTAACTTATCGCGTGGTGCTCGCTTGGTTACCAGCTTCTCAACGCTGTTGAGCGTAGTAAACGTAATACTGCATTCGAAATTCTGGCACTGGTGATAATGCCGGACTGTCATTTCACTAAGAGGGCGACTGGTGCGCGTACGGGCGACGGCACCACAAACAGGACACTTAAACATAATGGCCTCCCATGGCGGGAGTTGAACTCGCCCATATTATGGCCGCTATGATTCGGTTTCTGCAATCCATTCAGGTATTTTTGCTTCCAACTCCAGCCGCGTTTTAAACCCACTATCGTCAATAGTGTGGCTTGCCTTCGCAATTATCCAGTCCTGGCCGTCAATGACGTCTTTGAACTTCGTTACCGTTCCGTGCATCTCCGGATACAGATCCGCGCGCCCGTAAGCCAGGGTTAAAGAGAACTCAGCAGCTCCGCGCTGGAGTTGTTGCCATTTTGCAGCGGCTGCACGTTGTGCGGCCATCTCACTGCTGTACGTCGTACGGAGTACAAAAACGTTACCATCTTCACCGGCAATATAGTCCCCTTCCCGGCTGCTGCTACGCGGCTTTTTGTCTGCGGTTTTCTTCCGCTTTTTAACAGTAACCTTTTTCTTTTTCCCGAAATCCATATCAAGCCAGTACGCCTGCACGCCAGTGTATGCGTCGCGATCAGCAATCCGGAAAGAATGGCGATCTCCGCTGCTGCGCGTGATGGAAAACTCCGGCAACGCTCTGCCATTTGCGCTGACACCGCCACCAGGCAGGATGAAGAGCAGGTAACCATTTTTCACAGTTGCAATAGCACCCAGCATTTCCGCCATGCGCGTCAGAAACGACATATCGCTTTCCTGCGTCTGATCTGCATGATCGATCTCGGCGGACATCAGTTGCTCTGAGATGAGAGGTTTTAACTTGTACCTGTGAGCTATAGCAGAGACGATGCGCTCTACTGTAACGTCATGCCACGACACCTCCCGCTTAACGTTAAATTCATCGCGGAAATCTGCACTTCTGGCCGTGATCTCGATACGGTCCGGCGGTCCTGAGTGCGCAATTTCATCCACGATGAAAATCCCTTTGTGTACCAGTTTTTCTCCCTGCCAGCCTATCGCTACCGATAATTCAGCGCCACGCGGCGGTAACTCAATATCTCCCTGGCTGTCATCAACAGTGATAGTCAGTTCATCAGCATTAAAGCCCCTGTTATCTGTTAATTCTAACGAGATCAGTTTCTCATCCAGCATGATCAGCGCCCTGCCGCCAAGCGTTACGTTAAACGCTGGCACACGTGACAAGTCGCCAGGATAATTTTTGAATTTCTCAGCACCCGCATTCAGCAGGCTTTTTGCGCTCTCTATTGCGTCAGTTGTCAGTACCATCGCTTTCTCCTCCCGCAAATATTTCCATGCGCGCGCGATAGGACAAACAGCCTTTTGTTGTCGCCTTTCTGCGACATCCATCGCAACGTGTCTGCCGCCCGGAATTCAGCGAATATCACCATGAACTCACTAAACATGATGGCGGTAGAGTATGACCGACAACTTTTTCCACGGGGCGCGCACCAAAGAAAACACCGACCTCCAGACCGCGATCAATGACATTGATTCAACGGTCATTGGTCTGGTTGCGGTGGCCGATGATGCCGATCCCCTCACCTTTCCACTTGATACGCCAGTCCTGATCACTCGCGTGATTAGCGTGCTGGGTAAGGCGGGCAAAACAGGCTCACTGTATAAATCTCTCAAGGCTATTTCCGACCAGGTCAGCACGCGTGTAATTGTTGTTCGTGTCGCTGAAGCAAAGGAAGGAGAAAATGCCAAAACGCAATCCCAGCTCATTATCGGTGGCACACAGGCTGACGGAAGCTATACCGGGATGTTTGCCCTGCTGACCGCAGAGCAGAAAACCGGTTATCGCCCTCGCATCCTTGGCATTCCGATGTACGACACGCAGGAAGTAACCGCGCAGCTGCGCGTAATTGCGAAACAGCTGCGTGCATTCTCTTACAGCTACTGTGATGGCTGCGAGACTATTGCCGAAGCAAAAACCTACCGCGAGCAGTTCGCCGAGCGTGAAGGGATGATGATTTGGCCCAACTTCATCGCCTTCAACCCGCAGACCGGCGTTAATGAAGAATTCCCGGCTGTTGCCTATGCGCTTGGCCTGCGGGCACTGATTGATAATGAGCAGGGCTGGCACAAGTCACTTTCTAACGTTGCGGTGAAAAACGTCCTGGGTATCTCCAAAGACGTGTTCTGGGCGTTACAGGCGGAGGACTCCGACGCTAACGAGCTGAACGCTAACGAGATTACCACGCTGATCAAACGCGATGGCTTCCGGTTCTGGGGTAACCGTACCACCGACACCGAAGAATATATTTTCGAGGTGTTTACCCGGACGGCTCAAATTCTTGCGGACAGCATTGCGGAAGCACAATTCACCACCGTGGATAAACCGCTTACCCCGGCTAACGTCAAAGACGTTGTAAGCGGGATCAATGCCAAGCTTCAGGCGCTGGTCACTGCTGGCAAACTGATTGGTGCGGCATGTTGGTTTGATATTGTCGATAACCCAACCACCGGTATTCGCCAGGGTAAAGCGGTTGTTCGCTACAACTACAGCCCCGTACCACCGCTGGAAAACTTGACGCTGGTCCAGACGTTTACCGATCAGTATTACGAACCAGCCTTTGCATCGCTGGGAGGTGCATAAATGGCTATTCCGAAGAAACTCCGCCTGTTCACGATGTTTGTCGATGGCGACAACTACATCGGGAAGATCCCCAGCGTCACGCTCCCGAAAATTACCCGTAAAACGGAAGATTACCAGGGTGGCGGGATGCTTGGCTCCGCTGCTGTTGACCTCGGCCTTGATTCAGGCGCACTGGATGCATCAATGGTTGTTGGCGGCATGGTCGAGGAGCTGATCCTGAAATGGGGTGGGGATATTGACGAACTACGCACGCGCTTTGTCGGTGAGATCTACAGCGGCGGTACAAGCTCCCTGCTTGAAGTCGAGATGCGCGGACGTATCACCGAAGTCGACCAGGGCGAAGCCAAGCAGGGTGATGACACCAGCCATACTTATGCGCTCAAAAATACGTATTACAAGCTGTCCGTGGATGACAAGCCTTTGCTGGAAATCGACCTGCTGAACTTCATCTACAAGCGCAACGGCAAGAGTCTCTACCCGGACCGCATTGCGTCCGCCCTGGGTCTCGGCCAGTAATCTTTTTTAACCACTACCAATGGCGGCCAGCCTGGCCGCCCGGAGAATGAATAATGTCAGTAACTCTCAGCCAACCCATTAAACGCGGCGACCAGGAAATTAAATCCGTCGCAATCACCGACACAATCAAGCAGGCTGGCTCACTGCGCGGGCTGCGTCTGGTTGATGTTCTCAACTTCGACTATGACGCGGTATCAACTCTACTGACTCGCGTCACTGCGCCTCAGCTGACAACCACCGATATTTCCTCAATGGCGACCGGCGACTTTACAGCTCTGTGCGAAGAAATCACGCCTTTTTTGACGAAAGCGGCGCCGTCCGCACCGAGCGAGGCGGCGACGGCGAGCAAGTAAGAGAGGCAGTATTCAGTGATGTCGACGATCTGATCGCCGACATCGCTGTGATATTTCACTGGCCGCCCTCCGAAATGCACAGCATGGAGTTGCGCGAGCTGATGGCCTGGCGCGAACGGGCGGCCATCAGAAGCGGTAACTATGAGAAGGAGGATGACGACGATGGATCTTAGTATTCGCGTTGCGTTCAGTGCAATTGACAAGCTCACCCGCCCGGTCAACGCCGCCAGTAAAGCCATTGGCGGCCTTTCCGACTCCCTCAAAAAAACACAGTCCTCAATCAAAGACCTGGAAAAAAGCGCAGCGTCATTTGATAAGTTGCGCTCGCAAGCCAATGATACTGCGCAGAAGCTGAAAAGCACCCAGCGAGCCTTTGACGGCCTCAACCAGAAACAACGCGAAGGCGGTCAGCTTACTGAAGCCCAGACGGCGCGACTTGAGTCACTTCGTACCAAACTTTCCCGGCTGACTGAAACCTACGGCAGGCAAACAACGCAGCTGCGCACAGCCGCGCAGGCAGTGCGTCAGCATGGCGTTAACCTCACCACCGGGAGCGGCGCTATCCAAAGTGCCATCAGGCGTACGGAGCAATACAACCAGACACTTGAGCGCGAACGTCGCCAGCTGGCTGCTACCCAAAAAGCACAGGCCGGGTATGATCGAGCTAAAGAGACTGCGGGCAAGCTTCGCGGGGCAGGCATGGGGATGATGCTAGGCACTGCTGCTGCGGGCTACGCTGGCGGATCATTCCTGGCGCCTGCGATTGGTTTCGATGAGGAAATGTCACGCGTTCAGGCATTAACCCGACTCAACAAAGACACCCCCCAACTGGCAGACCTGCGTGCGCAGGCCAAAAAACTCGGTGCCGAAACCGCATTTACTTCGCGCGATGCAGCCAGCGGGCAGGCGTTTCTTGCAATGGCTGGCTTTACTCCGGCTGCTATTCAGGCTGCATTGCCTGGCGTTCTGAATATGGCGCTCGCCGGTGGCATGGATCTTGGTGAAAGTGCCGACATTGGCTCTAACATCCTTACGCAGTTTCGCCTTGACTCACAGGAGATGAACAGGGTCAGTGACGTGCTGACCGCAGCATTTACCCGTACAAACACCGACCTGCGAGGAATTGGCGAAGCAATGACTTACGCGGGTGTTGGCGCAGAAAAATTAGGCATAAGCGTAGAAGAAACAGCCGCGATGGTCGGAATGCTGGCAGCTCAGGGCATCCGTGGCAGTATGGCTGGTACTGGTTTAAGGGCCTCTCTCTCACGTCTAGCTTCTCCAGTTGGCAAAGCAAAAGATGCCCTGAAGGAACTGGGAGTTACAGTTGCAGATTCCACAGGGAAAATGCGACCTATTGAGAACGTATTGACCGATCTTTTTAGGACTACGCAAAAATATGGAAATACAGATCAACTTTCGTTTTTCAAAGATATTGCAGGTGAAGAGGCTGCAAACTCCCTTCAAACTTTAGTTCAGTCTGCCGGAAGCGGTGAGCTGCAAAAACTCCTAGCTGATTTGCGAGGCTCTCAGGGTGAAGCGCAGAAGGCGGCGAAGGTCATGGCTGACAACCTCAGCGGTGATCTGAAAAACCTGGACAGCGCATGGGAAGGTTTCCGCATTCAGGTCGAAGAGACCACCGATGGCCCTCTGCGATCGCTTACTCAGGGACTCAGCGACTTGATTACTGCCGCCAGCACCTGGGTTAAAGAAAATCCCCGCCTGACACAGACATTTATCCTGATTGGTGGCGCGATTATGGTACTTGTCGGTGCTCTTGGCATCGCAAGCTTAACAGCGAGTTTCATTCTCGGCCCATTGGCGAAGCTCCGGCTGGCCTTAAGCATGATTGGTATATCATCGATCACAGCGACCAGTTGCGTATCGACACTTGGCGTTGCGTTCTCTGGTTTACGGGTAATTCTCGCCTCGTTACTCGGCGTTCCTGGCCTTATTGTTGCGGCATTTGTTGCCGCCGGCCTGCTCATATTGCGATTCTGGGAGCCTATCAAGGCGTTTTTCTCCGGGCTGTTTACAGGTATCAGTCTGGGTCTGTCACCACTGATTCAGTCGTTTTCGTTTTTAATCCCATTGTTTGATGCAATTGGCGCCGGTGTGTCTAAGTTATGGAGCTGGTTTAGCCAGTTATTCACCCCTATAGACTTTTCTCGTGATGCGCTCGACAAATGCGCCAGTGCCGGGAAAACATTTGGTGAGGTACTCGGTGCCGCATTGAATTTACTCTTTACCCCCCTGCGACTGCTGACTGAAGGAGTCAGCCTTTTGCTGGAAAAGCTGGGTTTAATTCCATCCGGAATTGACGCTGCGAGAGCCAAAGTCAACGATCTCGCGCCCCAAAAACCAGTTTCATGGGAGTGGGACCCACAGCAAAAGAAAATGGTCCAGAAGGAATGGAACTGGTCCCCCAAAAAAGCAGAGTCGCCAGTTGCTACTGGCGCACCACCTGCGGCCTCGCCGCTGTCAGGAAATACCGGTACGCAACGACGTCTGCAAAGCATCGCAGACAATACAAAAGCAACCGCTGACAACACCAAGAAAGTCGGACCGGGTGACATTATTTTCAAAAACCTGCCGCGTGCCCTGGCTTTGCGTGGCGCATATCAGGAAGCGCGTGTCATACCGCAATCAGTACCTCGAGTGGCAACGCCCGCAGCTGGCGGCATTATTTCCGCGACAGCCGCCACACAGGCCCCGGTGTCAGCTCCCGTTACCGCTCCGACCGGCGGCGCCCCAATTTTTAACATTATCTTTAATGATGTTGGTAAACGCACGGATCAGGAGCTGGAAAGAATGATGCGCAATGTTGCGCGTGATGCGATGGCCAGCACCGGCAGAATTAACCGTGGTTCTTTCCGCGACAGAGAATAGGTGACGATTATGATGATGGTTTTTGGAATGTTCGTTTTTATGCTGCGCACCACCCCTTACCAGCAACTCCAGCACTCGCAGGAGTGGAGGCACGTAAAAAACGAGCGGGTTAACCAGTCAGCCGGTTGGCAGTACATTGGCGCTGGTGATGACAATATAACTCTGTCAGGCGTCCTTTACCCGGAAATCACCGGTGGAAATCTCTCGCTGTCAGCCCTTGAAACTGTCGGCTACGCAGGGCGCCCATGGCCGCTTATTGAGGGTACGGGGCGTATTTATGGTATGTACGTTTTAACACGTCTGGAGCGGGGAAAGTCTGAGTTCGACCGATTTGGGAATCCAAAAAAAATCGAATTTACCCTCAGCCTGAGCCGTGTCGATGCGGATTACAGGGAGAAGCTGCAAAGCTCAACCGTCAGCGATGCCCTGGCCGGGTTAAAGACGAGTGCAAATAATGCGATAAACCAGGTGAAAGACTCGCTCAACGGTCTGTTTTAATAATGCCTTAAGCCCCTTCATGTTCCCTTCTTGTTGAAGGGAACTTTTTATAAAGTGTCGATGAAGCGGTTCATTAAAAGCGCGAAAGCGTTTCACTAAAGTTACGACAGTAAATGGATTCGTGTTTTTAGTGAGACAAAATATTTTAATTGCTCTTTAACCATGGCTAACAAGCCCAGCCACTGTACGTTTGGTGTGAAGGCCTGATTGGACCATCCCAAATTGGCATGGCAATTTATGATAAAATTGACCGGTCAAAAAAAGGAGACTCCAATGAACATCAGCCACCCTAAAAAAATCACCACCCTGAAATATTTCGTTGACGCCTATCCTGAAAGCCTTACTGATGCAGCATGGAAGGATCTGGTCGATGAAATCGGAAATTTCAAAGAAGCCTACGGATACATTGCATTTTTACACGATGACGGTTTTTTGAAAGGCAAGGTCAGCTTTGATAGTTCTGGCACTAATGAAGGCAGTTGGATGATTGATTTAAGTTCCCTCCGAGTGACCTCTCAGGGATATGAGTATTGGAGAAAGAAGAAAACCGAAGCTTCATTGCGACCCAATGAGATATTTTAATTTTATACATTCTTGAAGGTGCGATTGCCTCAAGACAAGAATGATGGGGTTTAACCGTTGCCCGGCCATGCCGGGCATTCTCCCAAAGGTTCCTTTCTTACATATCCGGCCAGTTAATATCAGGGGCCTTGCTCAGATCCAGACGTCGCAGTTTTGTCCGAACTTCGCGTAAAGTGGCAAGTTCTGTCAATTCGTCGCTAGTGATATCCCCGTCGTCCTGAGCTTCGACAAGTTCATTGATTCTTGCCGTGACAGCAGCCGAGCGCCTGTCGCGTTCTGCTGTTGCTAAAGCAACATAATCAATCTCTATATCAGCAAGAACCGGCTTACCTTCACTATCGGCTGAAACTACTTTTCCTGTTGACTGGCCATCCATCAGAGCCTTGTACTCTTCTTCAGTAACTTCTACTCCAGCCTTTGGCCATGTCCCTGCCAACTCATAGCTTTCTTTAAGCAAGACCGGATAAAAGCCATTTGTTTTGGCATCGTAAATATACATGTTACTTCTGCTTTCTTGTGACATGTCAGTATCCCATTGCAAACCAGTTGAAGCCAAAAGTTGACGAAGCACCCCTAACAGTAAAACCGCCATTATCCTTTGACATAGTTGATAGGGCTATTGAGCCACTTCCTGTGTCACTGGCAATAACAGTCGTACAGGTATTGGGAAATGCCATTGGGAAGTTAACTCGTTGCTGTTGATTGCCAGCGACATTGCCAGAACCCCACTGAGTAATCAGTCCTGTGGAGGCATCCCTATGCCAACCATTTGCATCGAGGTGTACTGAGGACGAAGGGGCTAGGAAGATTCCACTGTCATCATCATGAAGCATAAATGGCTTTGACTTGTCATTCTGATAAACACCGATCTGAGTGATGTACTGACGCCCTGGTTTTAATGAAAGAGCGCCTGAAACATCAGATTTTGTCGGAAAATTATTTGATGTCCATGTCGTCAGATCATTTCTGATTTGTGAATCATGATGTTCCAGGAACAAACTCAGCCAGTTAGGACCATTTCCGGTGCTCCATTTGTCACCATAGACATCACCGTTTTTATACAGATTAGCGCTACCTGCATACACAGATTCACTGGCCGCGATAATCCCTAGTTTTGTGCTGATATAAGCCCGGATAACGTCATCTGAAGAGCACTGAAAGCCAATACCATTCCAGGACTTGATATTCAGGTTGTTACCGTCAAACCCAGCCCCATCAGCGCCACCTTTAGTCAGTCCTCCTGTGCCATCCCCAACTGTGACAGAAGTGCTGCCGCGTACATTGGAAGCGGAAATATCCCCTGTAAAGGCAGCACCTTCCAGCATCGCCACATTACGCCATGAGGTAATACCCGCACCGGTGCCATGACCAAACAATACGTTATTGCCACTGATGGCCAGCACATCCACCACGGACGTGGGACTCACGACCTCAGTAAGAGTGATAATTTGCCAGTAACTTACCTGATCTGGCGCGTCGGGAGCCTGATGCGCACGCATAAACTGGCATCCAGTCGCAGCGCGTGCGCCGATTGATGTTCGGTCAATTGCGTCACTGACAAACGTTCCCGCGAGGAATCGCCCGTCACCTTTAAAAAGAACGTCTACTAAACCAAGGTTTTGGAGAAACTTCGCCACATCTGGAATATCCGCCCCGTTTTGGCTTTTCTGCATCGCGCCGGTGATACGTGCATCATCACCCGCCGCAACAGTATTGGCCGTTGTACCGGTGTTTTTCGTCGAGCTGTCACCAAGTTGCAGATTCTGGCGCGCCAGTGCCGGATTAGGTAAATCAGCGAGATTGCGTTCTTTAGCCAGCCGAGCATTAGCATTGTCCATCGCAATTTTAACGGCCTTCGATGTTGCCGCCTGCGATTCGCTGTCACTGGTCACACTGCTGCTGAGCTGCACAAAACCTTTCTCTGTCGTTGACGCATCCGGGTGATTACGTGACTGCTCATGCGCGCGCAGCTGGCTGTCAACATACTGGCGTGTTGCCAGTACAACAGCCGGATCAATCTTCAACGTAACGGCTTCGGTGCTGCTGACAATCAGGATCACGCGAATAACCTGAACGCGCCCGCTCCCCTCCTGCAACTGAGGCTTATAGGTTTCAGCGCAATTGGCAATCGCCACCATATCGCCATCTTTATCGAAAAGGCCGATCTCACGAATCCACCACCCGCCGACGTCTTCCGGTATGACCTGTTCCGCAATGATCTGGCTGGCGTTCGCCGGGTCCACCGTCAACATATTCAAAGGGGCGCGGCGTAACTCATGTACGAGGGCAGTCTGTGCCGGATTCGGTGTGGGCAGTACACCATTGCCATCACCAACGGCCAGCTGGGTAATCTCAACTTTCGTACCCAACGCCGTGGCTTTTGCCAGTTTTGCCGCCCCGATATTGGTCAACAGGGCAAGATATTTAGTCGCCACTTGCGATCTCCACGGTATCAATTAAATGGATTGCTGCGCCGGTGTAGTCATTGCCACCCACAGCGATAGTTTCAGGAAAATAGGGATATACCGTCAGCGTATCACCCACGTAACACCCCGCCCCTATCTCGATATAACCCTGAGACTGAAGCGAAAGCGAAAGGCCGGTGAGGTGACGGCTTCTGGGTTTTGCATCGTCGATCAGGCGCTCAAGCTCCCGATAAGTTTCCTCGGTGATCCCCTCATCCTGAATGCCGATTTCAAGCCGGAAAGTGCCTGGCTCCTCGCCGTTCTGCCACCACTCAATCACCCTCAGCAAATAGCCGAAAGGTTCAACAACGCGCCTTAGCGCTGAAATCGTGCCTTTGTGACGATGGACAAGCCAGGAGGCTTTTATTACCTGCCTCTTGGTCTGTTCAGACCAGCGCTTATCCCAGCGATCAACAGACAACGCCCAGGCCAGATAGGGTAAAAACTCCACGGGGCATTCATCCGGATTCCAGAGCTTTCGAAGGTCGACAGGAATACCGCTGATCCGCGCCGTCGGTTTCTCCGCATTCCGCATGAAGGTGCTGGCTGAAGGCGGCAGGAGGCTGTTATTCATCCTTTCCCCCTACGCTGATGGTGTGCGAAATACATCGTGCCGCCTGGGTATCATCGATCACGATATCTTCCTGAGGATTCAGCAAAACTACGCGCTGCACCCCCTGCACATGCAGAGCGGCCATAATGGCCGAACGCGCAACATCGCGACCGATTTTCCCCTGCGCTCCCAGCCATGTCCGCAGTGCATTATCTGCCGCACTCAGGATCGGCTCAGATTCCGGCCCCGGATAGAGATAAAGCAGAGCGTCAATTTCATAATTCACAATCTCCGCTGACTGGACGGTTAGCCGGTCGGCGACAGGCCGCTTATCATCCGCTGAGAGCGTGTCGTTTACTGTTGCGATCAGCTCGTCGCTCGCCGTGCCATCCCCTTCGGTAGACAGAATGGACACGACGACAACAGCGGGTGAGGGGCTGGTTGCCCTGGCATCTGCAACTTTTCCGCTGGCACTCTTCGCAAAATATTCGTATGCACCGGTAGGGCCAGCAACGCTCAACCCTTCAAAAGCGGATTGCGCGCGCAGACGCAGTGCGGTATCGCTTTCCATCTCTGCATCGGTGGTTTCGGTAGCCGGAATATGAACCAGGCGCTCGGTGTTCAGGTTACCCGCAAGGTTATCAAGATCGGTGGAGACGGAATGGCTCAACATGCAGGCCGCAGCCCCCTCATTGATTCGCTGGCGCAGCATTAATTCCCGGTAGGCAATCACCTGCGCCAGTATGGTCAGGGGTTCAGACTCAAGCTTTAACGCAGCGGCAACAGAAGCCTGTTGTTCATCAGGGAAAGCCGCGATCATGACGGCTTTGACATCCGCCAGAATCACTTCAAAATCCAGCACCTCAATAATTTGCGGCGGCGGTAGCTGCGCCAAATCAACTGTTGCCATTGCTGCTTTTCCTGAGTGTTAATGTTGTCGTCTGCTGTTCCATAGATTCCGTCAGAGCCCCTGACAATCCCGCCTCCACTGCTCCTGACTGCGAATAACGCACATCCACGATGCTCAGCGTGATCCGCGGCTCCCATGTCGCCAGCGCAATAACCACTGCGCTCATCAGCTGCATGCGTGTAACGTCGTTTTGTGGGCCATCAATCAGATCAGGAACGAGAGAGCCGTAGTCACGGCGCATGACCCGCGATCCAATCGGGGTGTTAAGAATGTCACTGGCTGACTGCCACACGTGGGCGGCATCCGTCAGCGTTCCCGTGCCATCAGGATTCATCCCGGTATAGCGCACCGTCATTTCGTGCCCTCCGTCCAGCTTCCACCACGCTGCACGGCACCATGACCATGATCATCAACCTGGACACCGTTTGAGATGAACGCACCACCAGAGTGCGTAAAGTCCCCCTGCATTTTGCCGCCTTCCGTAACGGTGAAATTTTTGGTTTTCAGCATCTCGGTACACTCGACCAGCGGCGTTTTCAGCAAGACCTTAACCGACGCCTCAATCGTTGCTGATTTGATGCCGCTGACCTGCAAAGCCCCTGCTTCTGCGTCATAGCGAAACTTCGCTCCATCCGGCGCGGTCACGATCATTTCTTTTGCCGATATACCTGGCGCCGGATTGTCGTTGCTGTAAAGACTTCCCCCGATGATCGCAGCGGTAGTGTTACCCCCAAGGCACAGGAACCATACCTGCTCGCCAACAGACGGCGGCACCCAGAAGCTGAAAGCGCCTGCACGCTGTGCATTCCAGCGCAGCCAGGTGGAATCCAGCTCTCCGCTTTTTACCCTTACCCGCCACTTTTCCTCGTCAATCTCCGTCACCGTACCGGTGCGAACGATGTTTTCCAGCAGGCGAATGACTTCAGCCAGATCCATCAGCTCACCCCCAGAGAATCAATGACCTGCCGGGCAATAGCCATGCGGTCCGCCTTGCTCAGGCCGAGCAACTCACGGCGCGGATAGCTGGCCATCGCGCCACTGTCGTTTACCCTGTCCCGTAGCCCGTACTGGTGAACGCGGGCGATGCGGGCAGCAGCGCCCGAAAAACCAACTACAGCCCCCTCAGAAGTCGCTCTTGCTTTCAGAAAACGGGTTGTGCGCAGTCGGCGAAACATAGGATCGCTTTTCGTGGTATCACGGCGCGTCTCGCTGAAACTGATATCAAGATAACGCTCAATATCAGAGCGATAGAACGAGCGAACGGCCCCTTTCCCCTCATCAAAGCCTGTCAGCATGCGTCCCCGGCTTCCACGGGTTGCCCGCCAGTTCCTCAGACGACGCTCCTCACCTTGCCAGACAAACCCGATCCCAGCCTGGGAGCGTAAGACGCGGCGATGACGCTTCTGGTATTTCGTGCCATCCGGAGCTGTCTGCTTCCCGATGCGCTGGCTCTGGCTACGGCGTAATGTAGTCGCTATTCCGCGCGCAGTACGCAACCGGCTCGCTGGCGCCATTGCGGACAGGATGTCTGCAAAAACCTGATCGAGTTGATGAAACAGCGCGGCATCATCGGTCATGCCAGCTCTCCTCCGCCAAATACCACTTCCCACTCTCCGCCATTGATGCGCGGGCGGTCTTCGCTCAGGTGCTTAGCGACGGGCTTCCCGTCAACGGTTTCCACCATGACGCGCTCCCAGACCGGCACCTTGAACAGAAGATCGGCTAGGTCGTCGCTGATAATGTCAGCGTCAAACTCCACCTTGCGGTTATTGTCAGGATTCAGCAGTAAATCAGGCTGATATTGCCAGGCCCAGGCCATGATCGGCAGCATCAGATCATCAACCGCCCCTGGGAATTCCACGGCGAGAATATTGATGGTGTAGAGGTACATGAAAGACGGTTCGCCGGTCGCTTCAATCCCGATATTGCCTTTTTCCACCCAGACGGTGATTTGCTCCGGGTTGGCCTTACACCAGGTGTTACCGGCTATCAGGGCTTCACGCATCAACTCTGCTTTTTTCACTTTGTCCCCCTGGCGATTCGCCGCAGTTCCAGCTCTCTGATACCCGCCTTATCGGCGTTGCATGTGTCCAGCGCATCCAGCAGCGCATCGGACCACGGAGCGAGGCTCCCGTATGTCATTGGTTTTGGCGGTGCTGGCGTTTCAGTTTTTGCCGTCAGGCTTTCCGGTAAAGGTTCCTGAATAATCACCGGCGCCAACTTCGGCGGCTCGCTGGTACAGGCTGTCAGCCACACGGTCAGGCACAGGCACAGCGGCGCATTTATCACCGGCCAGCTCAGTTTTGATATTTTCACGGCGCTTTTCCCCTGTATCGCTACGCTTCTGAGCCAGTGTTTTCAGACCAGCAGCCACTTCGTTCACGTCGTTACGTAACGCCCTGACCTCGTCCAGCACATCACCGGTTTGCTTAAGCTTCTGGTTAGCTTCTCCAAGTGCCTTCTCTGCGGCCTCTCGTTTACTGCTCTCCAGCGTCAGCCTGACGCCTGCGAGGACCAGCAGAAGGGAAATAAAAACGGTAAATACACCCAGCGCTTTCATTTCACCCCCTTTAGCTCAGGCTCTGAGAGGCACCAGTCCCGAAACTCTTCCCGGCGCCTTTCCAGCCCCGGCATACGTTTTCCGCCGGAGTTGACAAAGTCTGTGAGTCGCTCGCAAACGCCCTGCCAGTTACCATCCTGCGCATTGCGCCAGATTGTTGTTCTGACCTTCTGGCCCTTTTTGTTGGTGTACCAGCCAAGACCACCACAACCGACGTTAAATGCGCCGTCAGTGAGCGCTTCGAAAACCCGTTGTGGTGCAGCTGCGCCATTAAACTCGCGGTTTACGCATTTCTCAGCACGAAACAGGTCATTCACCCATCGCTCGGCGATCTCGCGCTCGGCGTATTCGCGGTTCTGCACGTTGCTGGTCGACCCCATGCCTACGGTCAGCACACCTGCCGGGCAGTAATACGGCGTCTTTCGGCAATCCTCGTATTTCGCCATCTTCAGCTGCGCTTCAGGACTTGTGCGCAGCGTCTGCGGCCAGAGTGCCGCTGCGAGAGAGACAATCGCCGCAACAGAACAGGCAATAATTCCTCTTTTCATCGCGGTGACTCCCTGATAGTCCGAATTAACTCCTTCACGTCCTGCCGGTTCTCGGTATCGTCCCGAATCGCATCGATCAATTCATTCAGCAGAACATTATTGGTTTCATGGATGCGGGACATTCGGCGGCGATGGAGCTCACCCAGCACGGCAACCACGATCCCGGTGAGCGCAGCAATGAAAGCCAGCCAGTCCTTCTGCGTCATCATGCCGACGCCCGTCAGCAGCATCGACCAAAGGTACACCGTCCAGTTCCAGAGGCGGTTTATCAGCTCCATAATTGAACAGTCTCCTTTGTCGCAGAGGTGTCGACTTCAGGCAGTTCAACTTCCTGCCCGGCATCAAGGAAGATCTGACCGGCCAGCGCATGATTCGCAGCCAGTACGATCTCGGTCACGCCCTGGGTGATGCCGTAGTGACGCTGACACAACAAATCCACTGTATCGCCCTGCAATGCCTTCACTTTCATCAGAACGCCTCCGCAGAGTTACGGACCACGCCCTGAATATCCGAGATAGCCCAGCGCGCATCACGCCAGTGATCATTCGCCTGGGTTGCGAGTGCGGCGGCGCGCTTCTCTCCCGCGTCACCCGTGGTGTCAACATCGCGGAAAGTCTCGATCAGAAGGGCCCGCGAGATGCTGTAAACTGCGCGGCGCCAGCGATATACCTTTACGCTCTCGTCGTTAATCACCATGGCCGGTACGGCGGCCAAACTGGCATATCCGGCCCCAATCTGTTCAGCCTGCCATTGCTTCAGCTGATCAGCTGTGTGGGCTACGGCTTCAATGACCACCTGCTTTAAACGCGAAGTGGTAACCGCACCGGTGATCCGCATCTCCTTACGGACGTTGCTCAGCACTATCTCGGGCCAGAACTCCCCGGCGGTGACTTTCTCTCCGCCGTCATCCACGTCCGGCACATCCTCCGCAGAGGAGGTAACTGTGCGAGGGGCCACAAGGCTCATCGTGTAGTCTCCAGAAAAGGTTGGCGGTGAGCGGACGGAGAAAAGCTAACGCGATGCGTTGCAGATTTCCGCCCGCGCCGCCAGCGCACGGGGCGCAAGTCGGTTATTTTTTATCGGCGGTGGGCTTTTTCGTCGTTGTTTTGCGGGCCGCCGTTTTACGTGTTGTGCTTCCGGGGTTGTTTTTGGTGGCTGGCTTTTTGGCAGCTGGCACCGTCACTTCCGGCGTTGCTGCAGCCTGATTATTGCCCCCTTCGCCCCCGCTCTGGTCTGCACCCTCACTGCCTGATGCATTTTCCGCAGAGGCTTTTTTTACCTGCCTGGCAAGCTTATCGATCAGCTTTTTCACCCCGGCGCCGGAGTCGAGATTCAGCGCGCGGCGCAACAGCTCCAGCGCAGTCGCCTGTTCATCCGCAGTGCCGTTGCACAATGCAAAAGCGCGGGCTTTATACAGCTTGGCCCGGACGACGTCTGGCATATCGCTGTTTTCAGTGATCTCCTGGACCTCATCGAGTACCGCCAGATATGGCTTAACATCAGTGCTGTCATCCGCCTTGACCTGCACCAGAATGGGATCGCAAATCTCATCGACCAGCGCTGTCGCTGCCGTGCGGTTAAACCGGTCTGGCATTGCCAGATTGTGCGCGATGACATACCGCCCGATGCGCACGGCCAGCGGATAATCCCGAATATCAATCGCCCAAATCATCAGGCGCGTGATCACTTCATCCTGTCGCCCGCTGTCTCCCTCCAGCGTCCCTTCAATCCACCCCTCGTAATTGGGTAGCAGCTGGCGTTTAAGCGCGGCTTTTGCCTGTTCGCCCTGAATTTTCTTCAGCGCACTCATATCCATACGCATGCGGTGCAGAATTTGCTCGTGCGCAGTACGCGCCGTTTCTGACAGATCATCTGCCTTGCCATGGCGCTCAGCCATGACGCGTTGAAAATGTCGTTGTGCCGGTGTCAGCATTGTTTCTTCCCCGATGAACGGCGGGCCTAATCCCGCCAGTGTGCGGTTATGCGCCGCCTTCCTGCGCCTCGGCAAAGGTAATACCGTCAATGAATGCGACGTTGCCGTAGTCCTCGATCACAAAGTCATCATTCGATGACTGATAGGTCGCAATACGGTTGTATTCCGGCTCTTCCTTGATCGTCCTGCGCATTCCGCCGCGCTGGTAGTACACGGACAGGTTTTTAAATGGCGTGATCAGTACGCCATTGACCGGGAAGTACGGCGCGATAAAGGTCGGCATATTGCCGACACGTTCCTGCGCGACAATCAGCTGACCGGCCAGCATTTCGGTATTCGGGTTGGTCTGGCTCATGGCGTTAATCGCCGGGAAGTTGCCGGTGGTCAACAGATCGCCCGCCAGGATCACCACGTTGTCAGGATTACGTTTGTGCCACTCATCCATCAGGCTGTTTTTGGCGTCGTACACCGCCGCGCCCAGGTTGCCGTAAGTCCCTTTCGCAATAACCTTGTTATCTTCATCACGGGAGGTGATCGTGACGCCGGAAATCACGCGGTGTGAGGCTTCGGTACGGATTTTCTCCAGCCAGCCAATACCACAATCCTGCAACAGCGGGTTAGCCGCGCGGTCTGATGGATCGCTGTATTTGGTGCCGTTGAAACCAATCATGATGCGGTCAAGTGACATCTGGCGAGCCATCGCCTTGCTGATCAGGGGCTGGAATTCCGGCATATGCGCCCAGGCATCAAGCTGTTCATAGCTGATCCCGTAGTCGTAGTTGACCTTACGGCACATGTAATCAAATGGCTCCATTGAATGGTTAGCCCCTGGATTACGACGGTTGGTGGTGCTGTTGTTAACGCCAGCCATCGGGCCTTTGCTGCCAATCAGCACCTTCTGACCAATCTGCTGATTAACGCCAAACACGTTAATTTTGCTCAGGAAAGAATCACTCTCCTGTGCGGCCTGCTCCATGCGCTGCTGACGCGCAGGGTCTACCGCAAATTTCGCAGCGACTGCCGCAGTCGATACGCCGTTTAAGCGCGCCTGTTGTGCAATGTACTGATCAAACAGCTGGCGGGTATTGTTTTCCATGTTCTCTGCTCTCGTAGTGGATATCAGTAATCAGCCAGCTGCGCGTTGGCGCCGCCGTTCGCAGGTGGTCGCTGACTGAAGGAAGCTTCAGTGCTCACCAGCTTCTGGCGCAGCTCCGCAAGCTCAGTGGTCAGCTTCTGGATAGCGGCCTTATCCTCCTGGCGCTCCTGTTCTGCGGCACTGAAGCGATCAATTTGCTCGGATTGAGATTGCGCCACGGCCTCAACGACCTGATGCATCTGACTGAAGCGCTGATCGTCCGTTTTCTGACCTTTGCCAATAATGCTCATCACGCGATTAAACCACTTGGCACCTTCATCGCTGCGCTGGGCGGTCAGCTCGATCACCTCTGCTTCAAGCGCTTCAGTGAACATCGGCGCCTCACCCTGCTGGTTATTGAAGGCCATCACCGATGCACGCTGCTGTGAGGCAAATTTAAGACGCTCAGTACCCAGACTCGCCGGGGTATCGGTCATTGCCAGCCCAACAACATAGGCTTTGCCGTTGAGGGCAAACTGCGGATGCAGCTCAATACTGGAATAAACTTTTTGCCCTTTGTCGGTCATCTGCACCATGCGCTCGGATGGTTCGATTTCGGCATAAAGCGCGGTACGCCCCGCCAGTGCACCTTCGGTGATGTCTTCAGTGCTGAGGGCTACCACATCCCCCATCGCACCAAAATCGCTATTCGGGAACATAGAGAGATAGTGCTCAATGTTGACCCGCGCGCCATACACCTCAGGGTTGTAATTTGCTGCTGCATCGCGAAGGTGCTGCGGTTGAATTTCGCGCCCGTCAACGGTATTTCCGGAGACGGCCACGCGAAACTTCTTACGTGGTTTTGCTGTGCCTGCCATGTTCGTTTACTCGCTTGTTTTCTGAGTTCCCGGAGATGATGGCAGGGGGACGCATCCCCCCTCAACGCGTTGTTGTTGTGAGCGGAGCACTACAACCTAAAGCGAGCGCAAGGGTACGCGCGCGCGGGTTAATCTCCCCGGCAGGAAGCGAGGAGGATTAATGGCGATTGAAGAAGCATTCATCATGCAGCGTGCAAGACAGCTTTACTGGCAGGGCTACCCGCCAGCAGAGATCGCACGCCTGATGGGGATCAACCAGAACACGGTTTACTCATGGAAAAAGCGAGATGAATGGGACGCCACACCGCCGATCCAGCGCGTGACAACATCCATTGATGCCAGGCTAATTCAGCTCACTGGCAAAGACAAAAAGACCGGCGGTGATTTCAAAGAGATTGACCTGCTCACCCGTCAGCTGAAAAAACTGGATAACGGAACAGCAGCCACCCAGCCGAAGAAAAAGATCCGCAAAAAGCAAAACTATTTCTCAGAGTCGCAGATTGCCGCGTTGCGGGAGAACATTCTTGGCTCTCTGCACTGGCACCAGAAAGGGTGGTATGACAATCACCACTGGCGCAACCGTATGATCCTGAAAAGCCGTCAGGTTGGCGCAACGTGGTATTTCGCGCGTGAAGCTCTGGTGCGCGCCCTGTCTGAGGATGTGAAATATAAGCATCAGCGCAACCAAATCTTTTTATCGGCAAGCCGCCGCCAGGCATACCAGTTTCGTAGTTTCATTCGCTCGGCCGCCGAAGAAGTTGACGTGGAGCTCAAGGGCGGCGACATGATCCAGCTGTTCAACGGCGCCGAGCTGCATTTTCTTGGCACGTCAGCGGCTACCGCTCAGTCATACACGGGCAACCTGTATTTCGACGAATTCTTTTGGGTAGGCCAGTTTGCCAACCTGAAAAAAGTCGCGGGCGCTATGGCAACGCTAAAAGGCCTTACGCGTACCTATTTCTCCACCCCTTCAGCCGAAAGCCATGAGGCTTATCCATTCTGGACAGGTGAAGCATTTAACAAAGGTCGCAGCCATGGCAAGCGCATTGAGTTTGATACATCCTGGAAAACACTTAACAGCGGCCTGATGTGCCCGGACAAGATCTGGAGGCAGATTGTCACGTTGCAGGATGCTATCGACCATGGATGGGATCTGACGGATATCGACGAAATCCGGGAAGAGAACAGCCCGGAAGAGTACGACAACCTGTACGGATGCCAGTTCATTAAAAGCGGTGAAAGCGCCTTTGACTATAACAGGCTACTGGCATGCGGCGCTGATGGTTATGACGACTGGCCCGACTGGCGGCCATATGCGGCCCGCCCCATGGCTGATCGTCCCGTCTGGATTGGCTACGACCCGAACGGCGCCAGCGGCAAGGGGGACAGTGGAGCCATATCCGTTAACGCTGTGCCGATGGTGCCCGGCGGCAAGTTCCGCACGATTGAGACACTACGCATACGAGGGATGGAGTTCGAAGAGCAGGCCAATCTTATTATCGGCATGCTCACCCGGTACAACGTGCAGCACATTGGGATCGATGGCACCGGTATTGGTGAAGCGGTTTATCAGCTGGTTAAAAAACATTTCCCGGCAGCGGTTTGTTACCAGTTCTCACCGTCCAGCAAGCGAATGCTCGTGCTGAAGATGCAACAGCTGATTCGTGGCGGGCGCTGGGAGTTTGATCGTGGTGAGCTTGACCTGGTTGGTGCATTCAACTCTGTCCGCAAGATCGTTACCCCAGGCGGCGTTGTCACTTACGACACGGACCGCTCTCGCGGCGTCAGTCATGGCGATCTCGCATGGGCGACGATGCTTGCCACCATTAACGAACCGCTGGGACAAGAAGGCGGCAGCAGTATGACAGTTACGGAGTATTAACCTTGAGCAAACAAAGACCCACACGCGGCAGGAAGTATGCCAGGGAGCAGGCAGATCTCGCCGCCTCACTGAAAGCCTCACCGGAGCTGAACTCATTCACCTTCGACGGCCCATGGCCGGTAAGTGGTGCCAGCGACCTGCTTGATAACATGTATTGCGCAGACAACGGGCGATACTACGAAACCCCCATTGACTGGTATGGCCTCGCCCGTCAGTTTGGCTATGCGAGCTGGCACCAGTCGGCGCTTTATTTCAAGCGCAATGTCCTTGCCGGATGCTTTATTCCGCACAAACTTCTTTCCCGCCAGGTGTTCTCCGCCTTCGCGCTGGACTGGTTTGTCTTCGGGAATGGCTATCTTGAGATGCGAAAAAACCGGCTTGGTGGTTCCTTTGGCTTTCGTCACTCGCTGGCGAAATACACACGCCGTGGTTCTGACCTGGACACTTACTGGTTTATTCAGGCCGGGCTACAGGATCACATGTTTTCAACGGGCTCGGTATGCCACGTTCTCAGCCCGGATATTCACCAGGAAATATACGGCATGCCTGAGTATTTCGCTGGCCTGCTGTCTGCAAACCTGGCCCATTCTGCTGACAAGTTCAGAAAGCTCTACTACGACAACGGCTCACACGCTGGCTGCATCGTCTACGTTAACAGCGCGATGGCCGACCAGGAGAGCCTTGATAAGCTCAAAAAGACGCTGACGGATACCCGGCTTGGCGGTGCGTTTAAGAACATCCTTCTGCACGCACCTAACGGCGGCAAAGACTCCGTGCAAATACTGCCATTCAGCCAGATATCGGCTAAGGATGAGTTTGTGGGGGTGAAGTCTTCCACCCGCGATGACATGCTGGCAGCGCACCGGGTGCCGCCGCAACTGATGGGCGCCATTCCGGAAGGGAACGGTTCATTCGGTGATATTGAGAAAGCGGCCCGCGTGTTCGCCGTCAACGAGCTGACACCCTGCATGGAAGCCATGAAGCATGTTAACGACTGGCTGGGTGAGGAGGTGATTCGCTTCAACCCTTACGCATTGCTTGAACCCACGAAGTGATCTCCTGGCCGCATCGTCATTTCTGGCGGTGCGGTATCACCCGCAGCACCATCATTTCCGGCCATATCGGCCACTCACGAAACACAAATAAATCACACCCCCTACCAGACGCAGCCAGCGGGCTTCTGGCGCGACTTCTCTCGCGCTACCGCTTCGCTCAACCATCAACATGAGCGCCCAGCAGGCGGCGAATGGCGAAGGATATGCCCCCTACCTGCCCCCCTTTTCGCGCGCTTGCTCCCCCGCCTCGCCTGCGCGCTAAACCGACCTCTTTTTGTGCACTTTGTGCAGGCCGCCCAGGCCCCGCCAGCGCTGGGGCGGCATGAAAAAAACGTTGTTTCAAAAATTGTGCAAATTTGTGCAACTTTTTGCATCCGCGCGGCCCCATTTTTACACCTGATCAACCTCGCCGAGCGCCACCATGATCGCCAGGCGCTCGGCAGGCGGTAACGCTGCAAATTTTTCCTTCCAGCGCTGCGCTTTTCGCTTAATTCGATAGCGATCATTGTAATTTTTACCTGCAAAAGTATGCGAATAAGCGCGCCCCTCCTGGTAGTTCATCCAGATTTTCTCCGTCCTCACCCCGCCGCGCGTCATTGCCTGAAATTCTTTGCTGCGCCAGCCCACTAACGTTTCGTCATAAAGCTGCGACGGATAGCCAGAAAGGATAACACTGACGTTCTCCGGCAGACTCATCAGGCAGGCTAACAGACGCTTATGATCGGCAACGGTATATTCATGACGGTACCGGGCGCGGCTGGTGCGCGTTTCTGGCAGATATGGAGGATCGGAATAGACCAGCACGCGGCCATGTCGAGTAAAATCTTCTCTTTCCAGAAACCCTACAGCATCACCGTGATACAGGTGCAACAGAGGCGGAGTTTCCCCCATCTCTGACCAGCGATTTCGGGTTAACTTAAAAGCACTTTCATCAACATCAATTCCAATCGTCCTGGCTGCGAGTGGCTTGTAAAACATTACCGCACCACTGCCCAGGTGCGTTTCAATGTAGGTATCATGCGGAGGCATTTCAGCAATAATCTTTTGATAAACCCCACTCGCCGCTTTACTTCCCAGATAGCTCATATCTTTCTTGCTCCAAAAAACAAACCTGCAGCACCGCCAGAAATGACGGCGCTCGATAGAATGGCCAGCACAGCCAAAAGTGACCATGGCAGACCAGCGCCCTCACAGCTTCATCAGGTTTTTGATCACAATCCTGGTGACAAGGCTGTTGGTCTGCTTAGCTTTTTCCAGGATATAAGCGCAATGCTGGTCTTTAAGCTCATCTGGATTGACGCATTGCCCCGCCCCATGCTCAACGGTTACCGATCCATTGCCGTTATAAACAATGCGCCCCTCTGCGTCGTACCCTTCGAAGTAGCTGATATAACTTGATTTCATTTTCGCTCCTTAGCATCAATCCCGGCTTTTTCGCTTAGCCGCCTTCTTCCAGCGCGTGACCAAGTCACACACCGCAATGTATTCAGACGTCGGTTTATCTTTCTCACCGGCACGCCATGCCTTCACTTCCTGCAACCGGCCATTGCTCATGGCGATCAGTCCGCCGCCGTGGCGAACGCGGGCACCGCCAGCAATCGACCTCACAACGTCATCGCTGACGAAAATCCTGCAACTACGCAGCTGCGCGCCGATGCTGGCGATGGTTTCCTGGCTGACTCCGCCTTGTTTCGTAGCCTCTCTTTTCTGTACCTGCCGCAGTGCCGCTTCGGCTTTTTTCTTCTGATATTCCGCAACAGCTGCGGCATAGTTATCCGCACGCCGCTCCGCTTCAGTCCGCAGCTGTTGCCGCCATCGCTGTTCTGCCTCTTCTGGTGTCAGGCTCATATCTTTCGCAGCGACCACTTTTGGCCCCCACGTCAACGCAGTTTCATCATCAACAGACGTGCGCAGGCCGCGCGCGGTACGCTCGAAGGCATGATCTGAGCTTTCACGGCCAAAGTTTTTAAGTCTGCTGGTTATTTCCTGCCGCTGCTGGCGTGAATATCGGCGCAAATCTTCGATATTCAGCGGAAGTTCTGTCATCTGACTGTCCGGGTGATCAATACCGGCATGCATCGTCGGTTTTGACGGTGTGGTACCAGCTGGCACCGCCACTTTTAACGATGGTTTTTCGTCCGCTCCGGAGCGCCCCGTACAGTTATTGACAGAACTCCGAGGGGCCGCTGCGCGGCCTTCTAAGGTCAAAATCTCGACCGGCGACGGTTTACGCTTCGGCACAATCTTGTAATCGGTGGTGCGGGTGAAAATGACTGATTCGCTGCCCGTATAAGGGCAATAAACGCCAGTAATTTTGGCGACCGTGTCACCATAATCATTGCCGTTTTCGGTGAATTCATAGTTAAGCCGAACGCGTAGGCAATCGCGCGCGACAAATGGCCCGCCCTGAGCGTTGGTATATCCCGGCCAGTCTGGCGCATCGGCTGCGGCGCGTGCCGCTTCCAGCTCCGGATGCAATACCAGCTCGCGGCCACCTAACCGGCGCAGCTCCCGCCAGGTGGTCACCGGCGCGCCGCCAATCTGCTGAAACTGGCGGATATTCCAGCGTGAAGCCCAGGCACGCACGCGCTTTGCCATATCCCTGACTGGCTGGCCTGACTCAAGATCAAGCTCACCATCCATGCCGTAGCCGTCGATATTTTTGGAAATGTATTTGGCGATGTAGCCCGTCGCCGAGCCAAATTGCTCGTCGATTGGCTTAACGGTAAAGCGGTGCTCCTGTGCCCCCGGCTCCTGCCCGTCTTCTCTCATGGCATGCTTACGGAAAATAGCTGTTGCATAATCCACTTCCTCAGGACGGAGGAAGAGCAACAGGTGCCAGTGAGGGGTTCCATCGTGGTGTGGCTCTGCAACACGAAAACCAAACGTGCGGATACCTTCGCGACTCCATTTGGCTCTGACGCGCGCCCAGACTTTGCAAAGGTATTTTTGCGTCTGACGCGGGCTGGCGTGCTGGTACTTATCGTTTCGTCTGCCTGACTGGACATGCGTTGAGTGGTAACGCGACGGCGCTGTCAGCGTGTAGAACATGCCAACCAGCCCCATTTCATTCGCCATATCCTCAAACCCGCGCATGCGCACCATCAGCTCATGCCGCGCGATCTTCGGGTTGGAAACACTACCCATCACCTTATCCAGTAATGAGCTGCGTTCGCCGGTGTCCTGGTCTTCCAGCTCCATCGCCTGAAGGAATTCGAAGTTCGCTTTTTTCTGCGCCACCCATTCCCTGAAGCAGGGATCAGAGCAATATGGTGAAGCCACTTTGCTGACGTAGCCGGTCGCGATCATTAGATGTTCGCGCCAGCAGTCATGGATGCGGCGGATTTTGTTAAGCCACCATTTTTCGGAATGAAGTCTGCCAGCGGCACGCAGCGCCTCGTCAGCGTCCAGCTCTTCGTCGCAATAACGCGCCCATCCGGGGATCGCGATATTGAGCGTCGCTGCTTTGCTCGCTATAGCCCCGTACGCGTAAATCGACGAAAACTCGAGATCGGATGTTTGCTCATACTGAAAATCAAACTCGCGCATAAACTCGCTTTTCATCAGGTTCGCAAGCTTATACGCCAGTCTTTTCAGGCGCTTTTTGTCCGCCCACGGCAGCAGGTGAAATTCATCACGCAGCGGAAGAAGAAGCGCCGGGAGCGTACTTTGTGGGAGGTATTGCGCGTTAACCGCATCAACACGGCGTAAGACATGCCGCTCAAACGTACCGAACAGCCAACGTACGACGTCTTTTGGTTTGCTGCGTTCGAGGTTTTCTAGGTGCTGCGAGAAGCGCTTGCGGATAAACGCCGGGAGCGTTTGCACCCGGCGGCGAAGGTAGTTAGCGCGGCCATTTCGATCAAATGCCTCACGCGCATCGCCCTCGCGTGGGCGCAATGGTGCGCGGTAGACCGTATCAACCAGATCACCATAAGCGAGCGCCCTGCGCTCGCCTTTCGGTGTCAGATACTCAATGGCTGAACTTTCAGTTTTGTGGGGGTTGATGGCCTGCCGTTTGGTATTCCATTCCCATGCTAACGCGGTGAGATCAGACATAACCCACCGTCGCCACATAAGCCCTTATGAACGCTGCCGCCGCTTCAATGTTGATAGCGTTTCCGTAGGTGCGCAGTCTTCCCACTCTGGCGGGAACCCCATTAGCCAACGGGAATGATCCGGGGACAACTGGCCTCCACTTTCCATCTTGGCAGCTGAGCCAATCAGCATCTCGCCAGAAACCGTTAAGCGGGCCGGGCCGCAAAGCGCTGCCACATCCTGAAGCCGCTTCTGTATTTTTGTTCCATTGTCGCGATACGTCCGCATAGCTTCCTGCGGGCATGGTGAACGGTCGTTGCTTGTCGTCGGCGTTGGCCATGCTGCCATTTTCACCATCTGCGTAAGTGAGCTGCCCGTCATTCCAGGAGTAATCCCCGATCCGCCCCGCACTCCATCTGTCGCACTTGGTGTTGTCCATCCGGCTAATAATGCTGCTGTCTGAAGGTTCACCCCCCCCTGTCGTTTGAAATTCCCCGCCCCTCTTCCATTTCCGGCAAGCGGTGCCGGCCACCCAATAAGCACGGTCTCGCTGGTGCGGCGCGCCGACGCCCGCAGACGGAAACGCAGTCGCCCCGAAGGCATAGCCCAGGGCTTCCACGTCAGCTTGAACAAGGTCGATCCAGTCGCTCGCGTAAGCGCTTCCAGATTGCTCGCCAAATACCACGACAGGGCGGCGCTGGCCGATAAGCCAATGTGCGGAGGGCCATAAGTGCCGCTCGTCAGCAAACCCAAGTCCTTTGCCTGCCGCGCTGAAAGGTTGGCAAGGGCATGATGCTGTCCATGCAGGACGATCATCGGGCCAGCCTGCGCGACGCAATGCGAGTGACCATCCGCCAATTCCGGCGAAGAAATGGCATTGTCTGAAACCTTTGAGATCATTCGGAGTTACATCCTCAATTGAGCGTGTATCAACAACACCAGGCGCTATATGGCCGGCGTCGATTAAGTTGCGCAGATGCTGCGCTGCATGAGGGTCGATTTCGTTGTAATAAGCCGTCATCGCGCGCCACCTATACCGTCACGGTGTCGCCGGGCTTAACCTGCCGGGCGTCTTTTTCGGTATCACGGATAATGGTCGTGCTGCTGTACCTGCCCCAGCTCAATACCTCCACCTCAACGATCCAGAAATGGCGGTATGGGCGAACGTCGAGCACGCGAGTGATCACTGCATCAACTGTGTTCATCGGGTGGCGACCTCCCGAATCTCTTCGATTGAGTCAAGCAGCAATCGACGGCGGGTATGTTCGGCAAAGTGGCGTTTGCCGGTGTCTTTCCGGTAGCACTCTGTTTTACCGACTACCCACATGGATTCCGTCTGGTGCAGCTTCTTGCGCTGCGGGCCGTCTTTGGTGATTACGATGCCCGTATGAGTCTTTTTGATGGTCATCAGAAAGGCTCCTGCGTTTCACAGCCCTTGGCAGGGTCGAAGCCTAAAAACATCTCGCCGTAAGTCGCATTCCCCATTACCGGCCCACAATCCGGACAGCAACCACCGCCAGCACGATCGCAGCCATCACACACTCGAAGAACGCCAATAACCTCGCCAGCCATATCGCGGCTTTTGGCGCTTACGGAGCGGCGGACACTCAGGGAGTGAAGGTTGAAGGCGGAATAAATTTCGCGAGTTTCAGGCGTGTCGCTGTTTGAGATGATCGAGCGGGTAGCGTACTGACGGTTAACAGCCACAAGAGCCGCTACCAGAGCGCGATGATCATCCAGGGTAAATGGTTTGCCGTAAGCGGTGAAATTGGCGGTGTCGCTCGCAGGAATATAGGGCGGGTCACAATAAATCACCGCGTCATGCGCGAGTTGCATAACGTCAGGGATAGATTGGCGGAAATCACTATGGATAAAGACCGCTTTTGTGTCGCTGGCCTTTTCGGCGAATAAGCGCATTTCCGCTTCAGGAAAGTAAGGCTCGGCATACTTACCGAATGGAACGTTGAATTCGCCCTTCTGGTTAACGCGATACAGACCGTTATAGCCATGGCGATTCAGATACAGGAAATACGCGGCATAAAGCATTGCTGCGTCCGGATCAGAGTCAGCCTTGCGGGCCAGTGAATTGAACTCTGTGCGCCGTCTGTAGTATTCCTCCGCACTGTTTCCGCCTTTGAAAGCCCAGCGGCAGGCGGCAATAGCGTCTTCTTTGCGGCCGGTTAATTGTCGGAAAAAATTAATCAGCGCGATATTGCTGTCGCAGAGAACGTAGCGGCGGTAATCCGTGTTCATAAACACAGTTCCACTACCCACGAACGGCTCAATCAGACAATCCGCTTTCGGCAAATGCTTAAGCAGCTTCGGCATGACGCGGGTTTTTCCTCCCGCCCATTTAATTGGCGATCTGATCATTTGCGAAACTCCTGGTTGTAGGTTTCATGGGTCATGAGTCGCCACTGAGCGCCGCCGTTCTTGCTAAGCAAGCGCCAGCGACGGCCAATACGGATCACGAGATAGGCGTGCGGTTTGATCCGGGTGAAGTTGCGCTGACCACGTGAAAAACATTTCAGGGCTGCGGCGGCCCTGAGAAATACATGCAATGGCGCACTGCAAGCTGTTGAAAGACGCGGATGCATGGCAGACCTCACAGGGACTCAAAGTGAGGACTGGTCAGGCGCTGCCAGACCTCGCAAACCTGCTCAGCCCGATATACCGCATCGGTCAGCATGTAGGTTGCCGTCGAGCGGCGCGGGTGCGGCGTATATCCGGTGATACCGGCGATGTGGATTAACGTAGAGAGATGCCGAATCTCGAAAGGCGGCAGAACCTGGTCTGGGATGCCATAGCGGGAGAGAGCATGAGCCATCGTAGCCACATCAGCTGAATTGCTCGCAGACCAGCAATAGAGTTTTTCGTGTTTTGATGCAGTGGTATTAATAAACCGGCAGGCGGACTGTATGGCGTCAATCTCGCTGCAAGTTGCACTGATAACCTCAGCGCGCTGCGCGTTGTCTCCCTTCATGAGCTGCAAAACAGCCTCAGGATAAATGCCCCCTACCGTCCTGATATTTATGGCGCGATAGAACTGCGGACCAATCTGACCTGTCGAGGGCTCGAAGAAAACGCACTCAATAGCAAAGATCGGCGAATCAGGCGCTTTCCCCAGCGCGCGAATATCTAACATGAAGTTATTCATTGTTTGTTACCCTCGTTAATGGTTAATTCGCGGCTGACGATCCACCGCTCGACTGATGAATAAATCTCTTCTGGTGTGGCGCTTTCCTTTTTCAGCTGGCCGACAAAAATACGAAGCAACCCCAAAAGGTGAGCGCGTTCGTGTTTTCGTGCATTGGTGCTTATCTCTACAAACTCCGGATCACTTATTTCGCTATCCAGCTTTATTGACTTAATCGACATGCAACCTCCTGAAAAAGGCAAAACGAATCCCCGGCAAAATGAATGCCGTTAATTTAAGCCTTCTTAATTAGTGGTTAGGGCGAGGTTTTCTTTTAACTTGTTTAAACAACCTTTCGTGCCAGTAATAAAGAAAATCAATAAAAGTCATTCGCGCCCGCGCATGATTCCCGCGAATTGTTTTTTCAAGACCATAAATGATTAAATCAATTGATGGGCTGTCAGGAGTTACAACAATGCGCGCACCATTTTTTAAATTAACAGTAAAGCCTTTCTCCGCGTTTTCTACCGCTTCGCGAATCAGCATTTCCCGTTCCCACGATGTTTTCTCTTCTGTAAACATATAAACCTCATGGTTTGTTTGGTGGCATATCAGCAACTACATCCAGTTCTGCCACTCTTTTAGCGGCATACACCAGCTCGTTATCACTCAGGCCAAGAAGCGATTGAATCCGCAGTAGCGCAAGTTCCGCCTTTGCCACTCTAACTCTTCGAGCTTTCCGCATTGCTTGCTGGTTAGCTTGCGAAAGCTGGTGCGCTCCGATCAGACTCATTTGCAGCCACACTTTTTAAAAAGGTGGATTACAGCACTCAATAAACCCTTATTTATTTTTGCCGTATAAACAAACGGTTTATTCATTTCTTTAATAAAACGAACCTTATTAGGTTCTGGCTTAAAGAAACGTCCGTCAGGAGTTTCGATCCATCCGCGAGTGTTACTGTAATGCGTAACCTGGCAACCATGCTTTAACAGGCTGGCAAGTGATGGCGTGTTGTCGTTCATAAAAATGCCCCTATTACAATTGCCTGCGCGCCTTGCGCTCCACTTCTTCACGTCGCGCTCTAAATTCAGATAATGCTTTTTCTTTTTTCTGCTTTATCTTTTTACCGTGCACTCTAATCAGGAACTGAATCAGGCTCAAAACAAGCACAGCAAAAATAAAAAGCCCGATAGCCATTTCAAGTTTCATTTCTCACACCATTTTTTAGTTTATCAATGGTTCGCATTGCCTCTGATAATGCAAAGTCTCTGCCGAAATAATTCCCATCATTCAGCACGCTATATGAACGCTGCATTGTTCTGGAGTTTTTAGGGCACTTATGAATAGTGAATCCCCGATATACATAACTATGTCGACTCAGTTGGATTAGATGATTCATGATTTTCCTGTCAACTGTTTGCGATGGCATCCTTGAGCATGGCTATCATGTTTACTTCTACCTTGCCCCCTGATAGCTCTTTAGGTCTGATAATTATCCTTCCGTCGCGAACCATTAACCTGCATGTGTCGAATGGAATGCCGGTTAGTCTGGAATACTCCTTGAGAGATACATAAGGAGCAGCAACATTCATATTGATGGTCACGCCCGTCATTTCTACCTCACACGCTAGTATCAGTTACCAGATTGCGGCAAATGTGTGGATTTCATGCACTCAAGCCCGCGCAAAAAAACTATGCGAACCATGTTTGAAGCGGATCGGCATTCAGCTTCTGCCATTGCTTCAATCTCAGTGCGTTCTTCAGGTGACAGACGTAGCGGTAAAGACCCTCCCGCTACGCTGTTTTTGGGCGTACGCGCCCGCTGTGCGTTTTGTACTTGTGTCATAGTGGTATATTGTGATCTTCTAAGTGTCTGTGGAAAACATTATGAGATCTATAGATCTCTTTTGTCAAGGTGGTAAATGTGAGCTTTACATCTCATTGTGTCATTAGATTGAAATCAGAAAGGAAGCGGTTAGCCCTAAGCCAGGCTGAGGCGGCAGCTTTGTGCGGTGTTTCGCGTGAAACATGGGGAAAATACGAGAGAGGCTCAATAGTGCCCGGAGGAGATGTTTTGCTCTCATTTGCAATGAATGGGGCCAACGTCCAGTTCATTTTGACAGGGCAAGAGTCAGGAGGAGTTGCACTAACAAGGGACGAGCATGAGCTCATTAATCATTTCAGAAACGCTCCATTAGCTATCAAAGCTGCTGTATTTGCAGCCTTAACAGCTGGTAATTCAGTTTCAAACTCAGTAAATGTGTCAGGAAGTGGCAACCGTGTTGCCGGTAGGGATTACAACGAAAACAATAAATAGGGAAGTAGTATGGAAGTGAATTCCTCAGGAGATCAAAACCGGACAGCTGGACGCGACTTCACAGAAAACCGCGTTCAAATAGATAAATTTGATGGTCGTCACACCATCAACATCGCGATCCCTTCCGAAAAAAGGGATGAGCGCCCAATGGTTAAGGCGCAACGCATCGAACTAAATAGACTAGTTGCTGCTATTTGCGATGGGAGCGTAAATGTTGAAGCCTACGAAGTTTGGCAGAAATTGCATGCTGAAATAGGCGTTTCCAGCATAGACGATATGACAGTCAACCAATACCACACTGCCGTAAGTTTCTTGCAGTCTATGCTTGAGCGTCTTAAAGAAACGGATAGCCGAAGAACACTTACCCATCTGTTGCTAAAAAATACCGAAGATTCAGTCTCAAGACAAAAATTGCTGAGGTATTGCCATTTTAATTTTGGTACTGGCCGTCTTAATCATTTGACCCTCAGTCAACTTCAAGAAGCATCGCGCTGGCTTGATCAGCAGAAAATAGAAAACCCTCCAGAACAACGCCAAAAGACCAGATTTACTCTTATCAGCCTTGTAACAACCAAGCCCAAGGAATCGTTAGCACTTTTTGCTATCGGCGTATTGGTTGGTTACCTGTTCTTCTAAAAAAAGGAAATATATATGTCACTACCTCATAAAAAAACGCAAATTTGTCTTTTAGGTGTTCTTACTCTTATGTCTATTAGCGCTTTTGCCATGCCTTTTAAGGGCATAGAACGTAGTAGCTTTAATGGGACTTGGCCTTTTTCATCAAATGAAGTTCAGTTGCAGTGCCTAGATAATAACGTTTATGTGATGAACTTCGATGATAATAAGCTGTACGCACTTACTGGCGCAGCCCGCGTTAAGGGGAAATCTTTTGGCGCTTTACCGCTGGAAGCTAGTGATAAATTTTGGCTTGACGACAAAAGTTCGCCCGGACTGAAAGTAAGTCTAAGTGACGTTACAAATGCAGCCTTTGAACTATGCGATAAGTAACTATTATGACAGTTCGAAAATTACCCTCCGGCAAATGGCTGTGCCAGTGCTTCCCGTACGGACGTGATGGGAAGCGCATACGCAAGCAATTTGCTACAAAAGGCGAGGCGCTCTCCTATGAACGCCGTTTAATGAATAACGCTTCAAACCAGCCTGTAAATGACAGCGCTGTGACTCTTTCGGCATTTGTTGAACGCTGGTACGAAATGCATGGCAAAACACTCTCTTCTGGTGATGAGCGAAAAGTGAAATTACTGGCCATATGCGAACGTCTTGGTGATCCATTGGCTTCTCACTTTGATAAAAACACTTTCGCTGTATACCGGGAACGGCGTTTGAGTGGTGAATGGAATCAGAAAGGCAAGAAGAAGCTGAGTGAAGCGACAGTAAACCGCGAGCAGTCTTATCTGCATGCAGTATTCTCGGAAATGAAGCGGCTAGGGGAATGGGAAGGAGATAACCCGCTGTCTGGAATCAGGCAGTTCAAAGAAGGTGATCAGGAGCTGGCTTTTCTGTACGAGGAAGAAATTGACCGATTGCTTGCAGCATGCGACCAGTCTGCAAACAAAGATTTAGGGATTATAGTTCGAATTTGTCTGGCGACCGGTGCACGATGGAGCGAGGCTCAAGACTTAAAGCAATCTCAAATCCTTCCTGGTCGTCTGACGTTCACGCAGACCAAAAGCAAGAAGAACCGCACAGTGCCAATTTCACAACAACTACAGGCGATGCTACCTAAAAAGCGGGGCGCCCTCTTCTCACCTGCATACGAGGCTTTTAAGGCAGCTCTCGCACGCGCAGGTATAGAGCTACCCAAAGGACAGCGTACTCATGTACTACGTCATACATTCGCAAGTCACTTCATGATGCGAGGTGGGAATATTTTGGTGTTACAGCAAATTCTCGGGCACAGCACGATCATGATGACAATGAGGTATGCGCATTTTGCCCCAAACCACCTTGATGCTGCGGTAGCACTTAACCCATTCGATAACCGCCAAGAAGCAAAATAG